AGGTTTAACAACAGTAACAAGAGGCGTAAACGGAACAACTGCAGCATCTGCAAGTTCTGGTGATTCAATTCAACAGTTACCTTTTGCTACACCGGTAGACATACCTATAAGATTAAGAGGTTTATCTATTTCTCCAGATGGAACAGGTGCAGCAAGATTAACTTTATGTGATAACAATGGGGATAGTATATTAGATATAGACACTCCTGATGGAAAAGTTTATACTATGAATATGCCTGAAGCTGGATTAGTATTTCCAAATGGTGTATTTGTATCAAACACAGAAAATGTAACTGCATATACATTATATACTGAAAAATATTCAGGACCAGGTTTAACAGCGGGATAATTAAATGGCTAACACGACTTCTGGTACTACGACGTTTGACAAAACGTTTTCGATCGATGAGATAATTGAAGAGTCTTACAACAGACTCGGTCAATTTGACATGAGCGGCTATAATTTAAAAACCGCTCGAAGATCGTTAAATATAATGTTTCAGGAGTGGGGAAATAGAGGTCTTAAATTTTGGGAAGTAGCTAATACTAATATTACTTTAGTAAATGGTCAAAACGAATATAAAATTTTTAGATCTACAGCAGATGGAAATTCTAACGGAGTAACTTCAACACTAACCGCTGCAATTACTTCTACAACAGCTACCACAGGAATTACGTTAGCTTCTATAGATAACATGCCAACTACAGGTACTATAAATATAGGGTCTGAAAATATTTCTTACACTGGATTTAACAGTTTAGAGCTCACTGGAGTAACACGTGGAGTCAATGGAACTACTGCAGCTACTCATTCAAGTGGTGATACTGTTACTAATTTTGTAAATCAAGCTACAGAAATTTTAGAGTGTTCGTACAGAAATAACTCTAACGTAGATTCACCTTTAGAAAAAATAAATAGATCTCAATATCAAGCATTGTCTAATAAAACAGCTACAGGACAATCCTCACAATATTTTGTTCAAAGATTTATTGATCACATTTTAATAACAGTTTATTTAACACCAGGCGCTTCTCAAAACGGGGATGTTATTAATTTTTATTATGAGAAGAGAATTGATGATGCAGGTGCCTACACTAATGCAACAGACGTACCTTATAGATTTGTACCTTGCATGGTTGCAGGTTTAACATATTATCTATCTATGAAATACGCACAACCAAGAATACAAGAAACAAAATTAATTTATGAGGATGAATTGGCTAGAGCTCTAGAAGAAGATGGTTCTTCAGCTAGTGTTTACATTTCACCTAAAACTTATTATCCGAGTATATAATTATGGGAAATTTATCAAAAGGAAGATACGCATTATTTATTTCAGACCGATCAGGTTTAGCGTATCCTTATAGAGAAATGGTTAAAGAGTGGAATGGTGCAAGAGTTCATACTTCTGAATATGAACCAAAACAACCTCAGTTGGAACCTAAACCGTACACTGCAGACCCACAAGGATTGCCTCACCCAAGACCTGCAAGAACAGAATTTCCAACTACAGATTTTTTACCAACCAATCCTTTTACAATGACTAATGCTTCTACTCAAGTTTCTGTAAGTTTTCCTTTTAGTAATTATCAAAATGGAGACGTTATAAGATTCTATGATGTTAAGAGTCCTGTAGGAGGAGTTGCAATTTCTACATTACAATTAGAAACTACTTTAAATGGAAATATTACAGCAACAGACATTTCAATTACTTTAACAGATTCATCTTCTTTTCCTAATCAAGGATACATTGCAATTGAAAAAATAAATTCAACATCTGGATTGTTTGAAACTGAAACTGTTTATTATAATGGAAATACAGGAAACGTTTTATCGAATTGTGTTCGAGGAACAGCTGCTCCTTTCAGAGGACAGACTCCCAAAAACACACCCGCAGGTGAACACTCAAGTGGAGCAAAAGTTTACGGTGCTTACGCAGTAACGATGGTTCCAACAGTAGTAACACAAGCGGGACAACCTTCAACTGTTACAGAATTTAACAGTTTTACTTTTAATTTAATTAGTGCTGCAAGTAGCACAGAAACGGGAGGCGGGTTCCAATGTTTAGCTGGACCTGTTAATGATAGAGCATGACATATGATCAATTAGTACAAAAAATTAGAGATTACACAGAAGTAGACGCAAATGTTTTAACTTCAACTATTATAAATGGATTTATTGAAGATGCAGAATTTAGAATACTTAGAGAGGTTGATTCAGATAATAATAGAAGATACGACACAGCTAATTTGCTTACTTCACAAAGATTTATAAATGCACCGGCGAGGTTATTAGTGGTTAGATCGGCTCAAATAGTAGACTCTGATGGAAGTGCACAACCTGATAATAGAGAATTTTTAGAATTTAGAGATACTAGTTTTATGTCTGAATATAGTCCTACTACAGCTACAGGAGTTCCTAAATATTATGGCATGTGGGATGAAAGCACTATTGTTTTAGCTCCTGCACCAGACGCTACTTATGAGATTCAATTAAATTATATCTTGAAACCGACTGGATTATCAAGTACAAATACAACTACATACTTAAGCACCGAATTTCCCAACGGTTTATTGTATGCTTGCCTAATAGAAGCTTATGGCTTTTTAAAAGGGCCCATTGACATGCTACAGTTATATGATAAAAAATATGTTGAAGCAGTCAAAGGATTCTCAATAGAACAAATGGGAAGACGAAGACGAGATGAATATCAATCAGGTGTTCCTCGAGTCGGAGGCAAATAAGGAGATAAAATTATGGCAATAACACAAGCAATTGCAAATACATTTAAAAAACAATTACTAGAAGGAGACATGGAGTTTCAATTTGGTGGTGATAAATTTAAATTAGCTCTCTATACTTCTTCAGCAACTTTAAACGCAGCAACAACTTCTTTTACAACTACTGCACAAGTAGGAAATAGTGGAACATACACTTCAGGTGGTGGAGCATTAGTACAACCAAATCCAAGCACTTCTGTTGCGTCAGGTGTTGCGATTGTTGATTTTAATGATCTATCATTTACAGGTGCAACAATTACTGCAAGAGGAGCTTTAATTTATAATACTTCTTCAGCTACAACAAATGCAGCTGTTGCAGCACTAGATTTTTCAACAGATAAAACTAGCACGAACGGAACTTTTACAATTGTTTTTCCAGCATTCACTACATCAGCAGCTATATTAAGAATCTCTGGCTAACAAGGAGGTTTTAAATGGCAGGATGGAATGGTAATTATACTTGGGGCACAGGTGCCTGGGGATTAGCACAAATTAATGTATCTGTAGATCTTACAGGTTTTAATTTAACTACTAATGACGGTGATCCAACAGTAACTATAGATGTAGATGCTAATGTAACAGGTCAATCTCTTACCTCTAATCTTAATAATGTTACAGCTAACGGAACTGCTAACATTAATTTAACTGGACAAGAATTAACTGTTCAGGAAAATACTCCAAATATTATTACAGATGTAAATGTTAATTTAACTGGACAACAGTTAAGTTGGACATTTGGTACGTACTCTGTTTCAGCAGGTGGTAGTGTTAATATTATTTCAGGTGGAGAGCATGAACTTGATTTAGATATAGGAACAGTTTCAATTGTAGCGAACGCTGATGTTAACTTAACTGGAATTAATTTAACAGCTACAGAAGGAAATTTAACATTAACTGCAGGTGCAAATGTCAATGTAACGGGTCAAGAGTTAACAGTTCAAGAAAATGATGTCGAAGCTATAGGAAATGCAGATGTTCTTTTAACTGGAATTAATTTGACAGTATCGGAAGGAACATTTAAAACCATTATTTGGAATCCTATAAACACTGGATCAAAGGCTACATATAACGATATAAACACAGGTACAACTAGCAATTGGACAAAAATTAATACAGGAACCTCTTCATCCTGGAAAGAGGTTGCTTGACAGTAATGTATAGATTTATTAATATCTAACACTTTAAGGAATATAAAATATGGCAAATTCAACATCAGCAAATTTAAAACTAACGGTTCAGGCGACAGGTGAAAATTCAGGAACTTGGGGTCAAATTACAAATACAAACTTACTTATTTTAGAACAAGCAATTGGTGGTTATGATGCAGTTGGAGTTACTTCAGGTGCAACTTTAGCTTTTACAAATGGTGCCTTATCCAATGGTAAAAATAAAGTTTTAAAATTAACTGGAACTATCGCTGGAAATGTAAATGTAATAGTACCGGATGGAATTGAAAAAACCTACGTTATACAAAATGCAACTACGGGTGCCTTTACAGTGACTGTTAAAACAACTTCTGGAACAGGGCCTACTTTTTCTGCTACAGATAAGACAAATAAACTTGTATATTCTGATGGAACTGATATTATAGAGTATAGTGATAATTTATCAAATGTCGCAAGTAACGGTTTTGCCGTAGCGATGGCAATCGCATTATAAGGAGAAAAATAAATGGCACAAGATTTTACAAGATATAGCGTACAAGCAACAAACAGTGCAGGTACTATATTTACAGCAAATTCAAATGATGCTGTTATTGGAATAAGAGTTACAAACACAACCGCTGCAGCAATTACAATTGATGTATTTGTTTCTGTAGGAGGATCGACAGATAGATACATTGCAAAAAATTTAAGTGTTCCACCAGCAAGTTCTATTGAACTTATAACAGGTGGCTCTAAAGTTGTAATGCAGAATACAGATGTATTAAAAGTACAAAGTGATACTGCAACTTCGGCTGATGTTTATGTGAGCGTCGTTGATTCAATAAGTGCATAAGGAGAATAAATGGATAGTTTATATACTACAACTTACATTGGTAACAAACCAGGTGCAGAGGATATTTATACTCATGCCGAAACAATAGATAATATTATAACGATTGAATCTGCAGTTTTAGCAGGTCCAGTGACATTTTCAGAAACAGTAACCGTAACAGGAAATTTGGTAATTGTATAATGAGTGAATTAAAAGTAGATAAAGTTAGTCCAAGATCTGGTACTTATGTTTCTTTAAATACAGTTAACCAAAAAAACATCATCATCAATGGTTCAATGGACATAGCACAAAGAGGAACTTCTGTTGCTGGTGTTGGTAATGCTTATGTTTTAGATAGATGGAATATACTACCTGGTACTTTAGGAACTTGGACAAATTCACAATCAACAGATGTTCCAACTGGTCAAGGTTTTGCTACATCTTTAAAAATGGATTGTACAACTGCAGATGCTTCACCATCAGCTAGTGAATTTCTTATGGTAAGACAAAAATTTGAAGGTCAAAATTTACAATACATTAAAAAAGGTACTGCTAATGCTGAAAGCACAACTTTATCTTTTTGGGTTAAATCAAATAAAACAGGAATTTACATTTGTGAACTTATAGATAGTGATAATAGTAATAGAACTATAAATAAATCTTATACAATAAATAGTGCTAATACTTGGGAAAAGAAAACAATTACATTTCCTGGAGATACAACAGGAACTTTAGATAATGATAATGCTGTAAGTCTTTCTTTACAATTCTGGTTAGGTGCTGGAAGTGATTATACTTCTGGTACTTTACAAACAGATTGGGGTTCTCAAACACCAGCAAACAGAGCAGTAGGTCAAGTCAATCTTGCCGACAGTACAAGTAATGAATGGTATGTGACGGGGGTTCAGCTTGAGGCAGGTTCGGTAGCCAGCGACTTTGAATTTTTACCTGTTGATGTGAATTTACAGAGATGTCAGAGATATTTTGAAAAATCTTCTAACATGAATTCTGCTTTAATAGTAACAAGTGAAGGTATTGTTGGAGTAAGAGATGGGACAGCTTCAACAATTAATAGGTATTACAATGTTCAATATTCCGTTGAAAAAAGAGCTACACCAACAGTAACAACTTATGACTTGTTGGGTGCGACAGGTGATTGTAGGAGAGATTCTACCAACGGAATACCCACTAGTACTTTTAGTACAGGTGCGACTTGTTTTAATATGACTTATACAGGAGGAGTTAGTCATTATGGAATTTACTTTGGTTGGTATGCAGATGCGGAGTTATAATTATGATTACTAATGTAGAAAAAACTTACGATATAGATGGAGTAACTTTTAATGGTTACAGAATGACAAAACATAATATTATTTCATTAGTACCACTAGACGAAGCAAACACAGATTACCAAGCAATTCAAGAATGGGTCGCAATAGAAGGTAACGAAATAATAGATAATGGAGGTGGAGAGTAATGGCATCAATATTAAAAGTAGATACAATACAAGATACATCAGGCAATAACATTATCAATGAGAGTAGTAATACTATTACTATCGGAGCTAGTGGGGATACGATTGCAATACCTTCAGGAGGTAAATTAACTGCACCTGGTCATGTTTTACAAGTAGTATCAGTTGTTGATGATACAGATACAAGCATTACAACAGCTACATATACAGATACAGGTTTATCAGCAAATATAACTCCAATTTCAACTTCGTCTAAAGTTTTAGTAATAGTAAATCATGCTATATATCTTTCACGTTCAACAACTAGTATTTATGGTGGTTATAAATTATTAAGAGGTTCAACAGATATTTTTAATCCTAACCCAAATGATGGCAATGGACCATATGGTTTAGGCTATATTAGTGGAGAAACAAGTGCAGTTCTTTCTGTAATGCATACAACACAATTTCTTGATAGTCCAAGCAGTACTTCACAACAAACATATAAGACACAAGGAAGAGTTTATATAGCAAGTAGTAGTTCCAACATAAGATTTAATTATAATGCTGCAGGTAACAATGGAAAATCAGTAATGACACTTATGGAGGTAGCTGGATAATGATAGTTGAAGCAATAAAAAAAATAAATCCTAATGCAGAAGTAGTTGTAAGAGGTAATAATATTGATACTTGCGAAATAGAATTTTACAACGGTACAGCAGAAATATCTAAGGAAGATATTAAAGCAATGATACCAACTCTTGAGCAAGAAATTAAAGACGCTGAACAAGCAGCAATAGATAAAAAAGCCTCTGGTAAACAGAAGCTAAAAGATTTAGGATTGGACGACGCAGAAATTAAAGCGTTGATAGGAGCATAATATGAGCAAAATAGAAGTCGATGCAATAGAACCACAATCAGGAACCACACTTACATTAGGTGCGAGTGGGGATACTATCAATGTTGCATCAGGTGCTACGAATAATTTAGGAATTACAGAAGCTGACCAATTTAGATTAACTGCTGATTTAGCAAATCCTGGTGCTGCAGATATTACAGCAAATTTAGAAAGAGTAGATACAAATGGTTTTGCAAAAATTGGAACTGGAATGACTGAAAGTTCTGGTATTTTTACTTTTCCATCAACAGGATTATTTTTAGTTAGGTTTATGGCTACAGTATTTTATGACAATGATTATATGGGTATTGAAATTTTTGTTTCAACAGATGGTTCAAATTTTGTATCTGCAGCTATGTCAAATGGTGGAACTATAACTGTTAATGGTTTTTTTCCTTTATCAGCAGAATGTTTTATTAATGTGACAAACACATCAAATTTTAAAGTTAAATTTAAGACAAACAGTATGACTGCTTCTACTATTCAAGGTGATACTGACCAAACTAGAACTGGTTTTACATTTATTCGTTTAGGAGATAGCCAATAATGAGAGATTATTTACAAGACGCATTACACACTTTTAATGGTGGTAATTGGTATGGTTGGAAAACACATAACGACAATGGAAACAAAATTCCTAACTCTGAACGTATGCAATACCAACACATTAAAATTATTAAAGATGGTGCTACTATGCCAAGTGAGAGTGATGTTAATGCAAAGATACAAGAATTAAAAGACGCAGAAACTAAAAAAATTAACGACAAAGCATCAGCTAAATCTAAATTAAAAGCATTAGGATTAACAGACGATGAAATAGAGGCTTTACAAGGATAATTTCATTAATTATAGAAGCATACAAAACCCTCTAGATATTTAACTTTATCTTAGAGTCAAAACGGTTTATAAAAGCATATTATGCTACAAAAACTTAATTTCAAACCGGGTTTCAATAAACAAGTCACAGAATCAGGTGCAGAATCTCAATGGGTAGATGGGGACTTTGTTAGATTTAGATATGGCTTACCTGAGAAAATAGGTGGCTGGTCACAATTAACATCTCTTAACAGAACTTTACCAGGCGCAGCGCGTGCACAACATTCTTTTGTATCCTTAGAAGGAGAAAAATACGCAGCGATTGGCACATCGCAAGGTTTATTTTTATATTATAACCAACAATTTTATGACATTACTCCTTTAGATACAGCCATCACCGGAGCAACCTTTGATGCTGCATCAGGTTCAGCAACGGTCACGGTAAATAAAACATCACATGGTCTAGAAGAAGGACGTTATGTAACTTTTTCATCTGTTACCGTTCCAACAGGATCTGGTTATGCAATAACCGATTTCACTGAAAACACTTTTGAAATTACCAATGTTACAGTTAATGCGTTTGATATTATAATGCCTTCAAATTCAGCGGGTACTACATCAGGTACGGGTTCAGCAACAATTGATCCTTATGTTATTGTTGGTCCAACTTTTCAAACAGCTAACTTTGGTTGGGGAACATCGTATTGGGGAGACTCAACCTGGGGAACAGCAAGAACTGCAACAAGTGTAGTCCTTGATCCGGGTTTATGGTCTCTTGATAACTTTGGTCAAATACTTACTGCAACTATTTTAAATGGTAAAACATTTACATGGGATGCAGGAGCAGCATCTCCAAAAGGTAGAAGAGCAACGGTTATGGCTAACGCACCTACTAAAACAAGATTAACACAAGTATCCGATAGAGATAGACATGTATTTCATTTTGGAACGGAAACTACAATCGGTGATACAACGACTCAAGATCCAATGTTTATAAGATTTTCAAACCAAGAAGATTTTAACACATATACTCCAACTGCAACCAACACTGCAGGAACCTTTAGATTAGATAAAGGAAATGTTATCGTTGGAGCCGTATCCGGTAAAGATTATACATTAGTATTAACTGATTCATCAGCTTATGTTATTCAGTTTGTTGGTCCACCTTTTACTTTTTCTGTTAGGCAGGTGGGTACAAATTGTGGTTTAATTGGTCAAAACGCTTTATCATATTCTAATGGTGTTGTATTTTGGATGTCAGGTGAAGGTGGATTTTTTATGTATGATGGTACTGTTAAAGCTATACCTTGTCTTGTTGAAGACTTTGTATTTACAACATCTGGAGATAACTTAGGAGTTAATTATAGTTCTAGTCAACTAATATATTGTGAACACAATACTTTATATAATGAAATAAACTGGTTTTATCCAAAAGCTAACACAACTCAAATAAATAGATGTGTTAATTATAATTATGGTGAAGATTGTTGGACAACATCATCTCTTTCTAGAAGTTCTTATGTTGATCAAGGAGTCTTTAATAACCCTTACGCAACCGATTATGATAAAACTTTAACTCCTAATTTTCCAATACAAGGAATAAGTAATTTATTTGGTGCATCAATTTATTACGCTCAGGAAACAGGAACTGATCAAGTGAATAGCATTACTGGTACAACCTCTATTAACGCATACATCCAATCAGGAGATTATGATATTACTAACTCTAATAATATTGCTGATTTACGGGGAGACGGTGAATACATAATGTCCGTTAAAAGATTTATACCTGACTTTCAAGTGCTTACTGGTAATTCAAAAATTACATTGTTAATAAATAATTATCCAAGTGATACAGCTGCAAGCTCACCTCTTGGACCGTTTACAGTTTCATCATCTACTGATAAAATAGATACACGTGCTAGAGGAAGACTAGTGGCACTTAAGATAGAAAATGATGCTATAGGAGAAACCTGGCGTTATGGCACAATGCGATTAGATGCTAAACCAGATGGGAGAAGATAATGGCTAAAATAACTGCATATATACCAGAACCAAAACAAGAGTATGAAGTAGATAATCAGAGACAAATTTTAGAATCTGTTGAGACTTTAAAAAACCAACTTAATTTTTCATTTCAAAATGATTTAAAAGAAGAACAAAATACATATAATTATTTTTTATCCTAATGACTATACAATATAAAAGCGAAGTATTTGATTTAACTACCACTAATTTAACTACGGTTTTAAATATATCTGTATCAGCAGTAGCTATTGTTAAAACAGTACAAGCTAGTCACATGGATGCATCAAATGTAGATGCTGATTTATACTTAAAAAAATTTGGTGGCAGTGACGTAGAAATAGGTCATGCGCAGCTTAATAAAAACTCTGAAAATATGATTGTAAATACCTTGAATTTAGAAGCAGGGGATGTTATAAAGATGCAAGCAGATACAGCAAATGAAATAACAGGCGTTGTAAGTTATGCTTTGATAGACAGATCACAGGAGAATGGATAATGGCAAATGAAGATTTATTAAAAATACATTGTACCACTACAGTGATTATTAGAAATACTAAAACCAATAAAATATATAAAGATGAAGCAGAGAAAGAGTCCGATATAGCTAATCCTAATACTGAAACAACGGCAGAACATATTGCTCAGGATGTTGAAATACAGGTTTCACCTAAAGGACTAAATGCACTACAGAAAGTAATGAATGAAAATAAGAAATCTAACACCTAAAGGTGGAACTGAATTACAATTAAGTTTTTTAAATAAATACGTAGATAAGAAATTATTAGACCAGGTACAAATTTGTACTTCGATACCAGGTAAAGTTCCATTAGATTCAAATAAAGTAAATATACTTTGGCAAAAAAATTCTTACGATCAACCTAATTTATACCCTTGGTTTAAAAATAAAACTAATCATTATAAGTATGATTGGTATGTGTTTAATTCTCATTGGAATCATGAAAAGTTTAGAATGATGTTTGGTCTACCTTCCGAAAAATGTATTGTTATAAAAAACGGTGTAGACAAAATAGAACAATCAAAACCTTATCAAAAAGGACAACCCATAAAAATCATACATCAAAACACTCCTTGGAGAGGTTTATCTGTATTACTTGGTGCAATGCAGTTAGTTAAAAACCCACTAATTACTTTAGATGTATATTCATCTTGTGAAGTTTATGGCAAAGATTTTATGGATAAAAATGATAAAGATTACAAAGCTCTTTATAATCAAGCGGAGTCTTTACCTAATGTAAATTACATTGGTTATAAACCAAATGAATATATTAGAGAAAATATAAAAAATTATAATATGTATGTATATCCAAGTATATTTGAAGAGACTTCATGCATATCTTTATTGGAGGCAATGTCTGCTGGATTGTACAGTGTTATAACAAACTATGGAGCTCTTTTTGAAACAGGCGCAGAGTTTCCAATGTATATTCCCTATGACAGTAATTACAAAGCTCTAGCTGAAAAATTTGCTTATGGAATAGATGCTGCTGCAGCAACACTTCATGAAAAAGTAATACAAAACCATTTAACTACACAATCTAATTACACACAGTTTTATTATTCTTGGAATAAACAAGCTGCTTCATGGACTAACTTTTTACAAGGAGCAATTAATGCCAAAGCCAAATGAACCTATATGGTTTAACCAAGACAAAACAGTAACTCCAAATGGAGATACTTACCAAACAATTAAGACTAACAAAGTAGAAAATAAAATAACAGAAATAAATATAGGAGAGCAATCTCCCTATAAAATAATGGTTTGTACTCCTTGTCATAGTGATGTTAGTATGCATTACACACAAGCAGTATTAAAATTTCAACAAGCGTGCTGGTTTAAAAAAATACAATGCAGCTTTACATTATTAAAATCATCTTTGGTTACTCAAGGTAGAAATTTATGTGTTGCTGAAATGTTAAACCACGAAGACAACTACACTCATTTATTATTTATTGATTCAGATATTGACTTTAATGCTGAAACTATTTTTAAAATGTTAGAGTTTGATAAAGATATTATTGGAGTACCTTATCCTATGAAAATATTAAGTTGGGATAAAATATGGAGAAGACATACTTTAAAAGAAAAAGCTATTAATGATGCTAATGATCTAGCAAAAGCAGGATTTACCTTTCCTATTAAAGTAGAGGATCCTAATTCAATTAACGTGGACCGAGGACTTATGGAACTAACTCATGCTCCTACTGGATGTATGTTAATTAAAAGAGAAGTTCTGGAAAAGATGATTAAAGAATATCCTCACTTAGAGATATTTCAACCCACTAATATTAATGGTAAAGAAGAGAAAAAAGATAATATGTACAATCTATTCGACACCTTACATGATCCTGTTACTAAACGTTACTTCGGGGAAGACTTTGGATTTTGTCAAAGATGGACAGATTTAGGTGGTAAGGTATATGGTTACATAAATGACTATATAACTCATGTAGGAGAATACTCTTATTGTGGTCGTTTTAGAGACGATTTAGAACAAGCAACTAAGCCTGTCAAAGCAGTTGACGACACTAAAAAAATCAAATAAAGTATCACATTTACAGGATTTCTACGCCTGCTTAACAATATAAATATATTTAAATTATGGCGATATCTAGATTTTTAATGAACAGACAATTACAAGCAGACGGTGGTATTATGCAAGTGGCTCCTAGAGAAAAATTTGGTTTAGGTAGTAAACTTAAAAAGTTTGTTAGAAAAATTATACCCAATGAAGTAGCAGAAGTTGCAGTCAAAGCAGCACCTTTCGTTGCACCATTTAACCCGGCAGTTGCAGCAGCAATGTCAGGTATTGGTACGTTTGATCAAACGGGAAGTATTGGAGACTCACTAAAAGGCGGGGCTTTAACTTATGGACTAGGTCAAGGCGCTAGATATTTAGGTGGCGCAGATTTCCAAGGTAATCCTTTTAAAACAATTGCAGGTGACCCAACATCAGGAGCATTCAGAGGTGGACTAGAAGGACTTAAAGGAGGATTTAGTTTTCCCTTGGGAAACCAAACAGGATTTAAATTAGGTCAACCCGTTCAAGAAATTCAAGGTGTAGGCGTAGATATAGATACTACAGTGCCTTTAAAAAAATCAATCAGTGATAAAACTTTTGGTGAAAAAGCTTTGGATCTGGGTAAAAAAGCTGGTAAAGCTATCTTTTATAAACCAGACGGTAACGATGGTTTTATGCTAGATAAAGCTGTAGTATTAGGAGCAATAACCGCTGCAGCTTCATACATGGAAGCAAAAGCATTGGCAGATGAAGCAGGAATTGATTTAAGTGAACAAGAATACAACGATCTTGCTTATCAAGCTGAAGTAGATGCTTATCGAAAAGAACAAGCAAAAAACTTTGAAAATTTTTTTGAAGGTAAAAAAGACGGTGGTAGAATAGGATTTAAAAAAGGATCAGACCCTGTGTATGAAATGTACTTAGAAGATTTAGAAGCAGGTATAATACCTTCAGATAAAAGTTATAATGAATATTTAGATGATATAGAAGACGATCCTGATTATGATTACTCTTATGCTAAAGGCGGTAGAGTATCTAGAAAATTTGGTTCACCTAAAGAAGGTGAGTCGGAAGTAGGTATCATGACTATTGACGTTGAAGCAGGTGATGACGAAGACAAAGAGGATATGATGATGGCAGGAATTACATTTAGCAGACCTGAGAAATCATATTTGTTTAGAAGACTAGGTGGATCTGGTGGAGCAGATAGATCTTTTACAATGCCACAACTATATAGAATTTTAAACAACCCTAATAAATATCCTGATGATGCAGCAGTATTAAAACAAATTGCTATTATGGGTCTCGGTGAAGGACAAAAGGACGGCGGAAGAATAGGATTTGAGTCTGGCGCTAATGAAATGATTAAAGAAAAACTTATGATGGAATTAGGATTATATCCATCTCCTGAAGAAGAATCTTCTGGAATAGGTTTATACCCATCTCCTGAAGAAGAATCTTCTGGAATAGGTTTATACCCATCTCCAAGTACAGAAGAAGACTCTGAAATTATTATGACTAAAGATGGCCCCGTTTCGATTAAAGAAATTTTTGAAAGAGACACTCCATTATCAGAAGACCTTCTCGGTATGTCAGATGGTTTTACTTCATCCCCAGTAACACTTCTTCGAAGATATTTAGCAAACAAAGAATTAGAAAATAAAGCTAATGGTGGCAGAATAGGTTACAAAGGTGGTGCTAACAGAGTATCAGAATTATTAATCTTAAGAGATAATTTACTTGCAAGTGGTGAAGATGTATCCGACATTGAAGCAGAGATATTTCAATTGACAGGTAAAACATTTAAATCAGTTGGTGGTATAAGTGATATACCTACAGGCAAGATGAGAAAAAATAATGCCGGTGTAGTTGAAAGAGACTACAGAGATGAAGGTGGTTTTGTACCAGTTGGTATTAAAGAAAGAGCTGATGATGTACCCGCTATGTTATCTAAAAATGAATTTGTAATGACTGCTGATGCTGTACGTGGTATAGGTAATGGTAGTGTTGAAGAAGGTTCTAAAAAATTATACAACACAATGAAACAAGCAGAAAAAGTAGGTAAAGCATAATGGCTGAAAATTATACAACAACACAAAGACGAGCACCTTATTTAGAAGCTTCTTCAAAAAATTTTATAGATTTATTATCTAGACAAGTTGGTAGAGCTCCAGGCTCGCGTGGTGTACCGACGTTAGCACAACTTGGACCACAAATTGCCGATCAAAATATTTTCACACAACAAGCACAGCAACTTGCAGCAACTCAAGCAGGACTTGGTCAATTAACTTTTGGTCCCCAAGGACAAGTAACTGGTGTTGGTCAAGGTACAGGTGTTGCGGGTTATCAACCTTTCTTAGATCAAGCGTCACAATATCAAACTCAAGCAGGCACTACACTGGCTGGCACAGCAGGTTTAAGTGGACCACAAGCCTATCAACAATTTATGTCGCCTTATCAACAACAAGTAATTGATACAACTCTTGCAGAGTTTGATACTCAAACTGCACAAGGTGTACCACAACTTGCAGCAAACGCTATTACTGCAGGAGCTTATGGTGGTGGAAGAGATGCAATAGCTAACGCTCAGTATGCGTCCGATGCAGCTAGAAATAGAGCTGGGATACAGGCAAAACTATTAGGTCAAGGTTTTACTCAAGCGAATCAACTTGCAAATCAAGCTTTCACACAACAGTCTAATCTTGCAAATCAACAACTAGGTCTTGGGGATTTTTCAAGAAACTTAGCATCATTACAACCATCGTTAGCCGCAAGTGGTGTACAACAATTAGGTGCAGCCGGTACAGGAAACTTAGCTTATGAACAAGCTTTACTAGATGCGCAACAACAACAAGCACAACTTAGATACAATGAACCCATGAATCGAATTCAGGCTTTTGGATCAGGGATAGCTGGTCAGGTAAGTGGATCACCTTTAACAACACAACAAACAGGTATGGGCGGAGCAGGATCCATTGGACCTTTATCACAAGCATTATCAGCCGGATTAAGTGCTTATGGTCTAGGTAGTATTTTTGGAGGAAATTAATGTATTTTAAAAGACCATCATTTAGAAGAGGCGGATCAACTGGTATTGGTCAACTTACACCTAATAGACAAATGTATGCCGGTGGTGGAAATATTGGTGGCGGCGGTATTGGTGGTAGAAATCTTGGAACACGGACAGGTTTTAATGTTATATTAAATGAATTTGGACAACCCTTTAAAAGTTCTACGGCAAATACAGCAGCAAACGTTGCTAAAGGAAGTAGATATGGTTTTTTACCTAAAGGAGGTATAGGCCCCAATCCTTTGTACGGTCCTGTTTTACCAAGAGGTGCTTTAGCTCTTGGTCCTTATGCTAGTAGCGCTGGTATTGCTGCAGTCTCAGCTATACCAATAGCAACAGCAGCGGGTTTAGCTTACATGAACAAACCTAAAACTATGGAAGAAAAAAAAGTAATGAGAGATTATGGAATGATCGATGAAACTTTTTTTGATTACGATAAGTATGATGCAGATAGAGAAGCAGCTTCTAAAATAGGAGACAAGATTAGTTTTAGAGAAGCTTTATTTAAAGATCCGGATACAGGATTATATCCTAAAATATTTGGCAGCACTGAATCAAGAACTAAAAGAGCTCAAATAGAAAAAAATAAACAAGAACAAGAAGATATTAAAACTATAATAGAATCTGATGGACCTGCAGGAGATCAGATTACAATGTTAAGTGACGAAGCAAAAGGTGCAGCAACAGAA